CGGCCAGGTGGTGATCCGCCCGATGATGTACCTCGCCCTCACCTACGATCACCGGCTCCTGGGCGGGCCGCGGGCGGGGGGGGTCGGGGCGTGGCGACCCCGCCACGCCACGCCCTACCGCTAGGGGCGTTGAGGGTCGGGGGAAACTCCCCCGACCCTGCCGGACCGCCTACATTCTGGACTTGCGACCTCCCATCGGGCGAGCCTCCCAATCCGACCGGCTTTCGCTGAGGAGGTAGCCGGTTGACCGCCCGTTGATACCGAGCGTGTCCGTGTAGGTCCGGTGAGAGTTCTCACCAGCGAGAGCCACCAAAGTTTCAGGCTTCCACGCCTCCGCAATGAAGTCAACGACCTGTGATGCGTCAGTCATTGCAAGAGTGTCGTGAAGTCCCATAACCTCACGACCGCAACCGCAGGACAACTCTCGGAAAGTCCGAGACGGAACGCACTTGACCCAAGTTGCACCGTCGTCAAAGGTAGCGGAAAAAACCACTGTGACCAGCGTATCCTCCAGCGAACCGGTGTGACCGCCCTTGGTCGTCTCGACTTGGCATTGAGTTCTGAAGCCGTTGAGGGAAAAATCCGAGCCGTCCCACTCCAGCCCGACCTGCTCGAACTTGAGGCTAGGGTTAGTCTTAGCCTGTCGTTGAGTGTCGGCAAAAACTCCGCCGATAAGTTCGCCAGCGTTGAGGAAGTCCAGCAAAATCTCGTCATCGGGCAAATCCGCATCAACGAGCAGACCGCCGGAGTAGTGAGAAAAAACCGGTGAGCCGTCAGCCCCACGAGTAAAAACCCGTTCTCCCATAATGCCGGCAAAAACTTCTGCGAGGAAATCTGCCGTAATGTTCGCCAGACCCTTAGTAGCCGGTGAACCTTGCTTCGTGCACATCTTGGACATTTCTTCATCTTCCTATCGGTGAGGGCACTTCCCTCAACCCGACACACCCACAATACCACACACGGGGCATACGCTAATGTGTGCACACACGCGGACATTTTAGGTTCCTATATTCGAACGTTTGTTCAAGTGTGCTGTGTGACATACTGTGCTATGCTTTGCTATACTTATGAATATGTCAAGCACTTGGTACCGTAAGTCCGACAACGCCGAGGTTACCGCTATTCAGGTAACGTCACTCGACATACTCCCGCAGCTCCAGGCTCTCTTCAAGGGCAATAGCGATATCGTTATTAAGAAGGACCGGTGGGACCGTAGTCTACTCTCAGTAGAAATTTGGGGGGACCTCGGACTCTTTAAGTACCAACCGCTGAAAGTCGGTGACTGGTTAGTTACCGAGCCTAACTACAGCAAGGTACTTTGGCCTGGTGTATACACCGACAAGGCCATGCGGAATTACTTTCAAGAAACTCCTAGTTCTAAAGAGGCACCATCCATGGCCAATTCGACGCACAGCGGCTCCAACTTACCAGAGGTATATCAAGTACCCATCAAGTTCAAAGACGCCGACTGGGAGGCTCTCAGCGCCTTCGCTGCCCCTCTGTACAAGTCCGCGGGGCTTAGCTTCGGTATTGCGGTGACCTATCGTATGAGCACCAAGCATGGTAAGCAGTTAGACAGGATTAAGATATACCTGCCGCACGGCGGGGACATCATTCTGTTCCCGGGGGATACGCTCATCAAGCACGACGGGCACCTTTTCACACCCCTCCGGGCCTCTTCCTCTTCGCCTATATCCATTACTGAGGATTAATCGCATCGCAGATGCGCATATAGGGCGTTTTTACGAAAAAAAATTTCGAAATTCCCTTAGGCTGAATTTTTTCGGTATTGGTTGTAGGGGGTACCCAAAAATTTTTTGGGGTGTTGTTCCTCATTGAACAAATGTTTAATGTGGGGGCGGCAATATATGAAATGAATGTGGCTGATAAAGAAGTCAGTGCTTGCTAATCGCAGCAGCTGTCACGCCAGCCGCAACTGGTGCACTTGAAGTGCGCGTGTTCCGGGGTGAGGGCTGCCCCGCAGTGCGGGCACTCGGTAAAGGTGCCCAGAGGGTTGCCGAATCCCTCACAAGTTACTTCTTGGCGGATATACGGCTTGCGGCAGTCGCAGAACCAGACGCCGCTATGCAGGGAGGCTTCTAGCCGGCAGAAAAGACAAATGCCTCCATCGGCCTCGGTGGGGTGGAGGTACTCTGGGTTCACTTCAGTGATGCTAAGAGCTGCCAGTCCCACTTCTGGTGCATGTCAATACGCTCGGCAAGGAAGTTTGCGATGCCCTGCTGATTGGCGTGTGAGGCGGCCATGAATGCTGCGTCGAGGCAGGCCAGCATAGTCACGTTGGTGCGGAAGAGGTCCTGAGCAAGAGTGCGACCATCAAAGGCGGCAACTGCTTCGTCAGAGATTGTTGCCTTTTCCTGAAGGTCAACAAGGCAGAAGGGAGCAACCTTGCGAAGCTTACGGATGTTCTCTGCAATGGGGTCGAGGCTGCTGTAGATGTCCTCGTAGATTTCGGCGAATTTGTCGTGCCATTGAGGGAAATCAGGACCGGTAACATTCCAGTGAAACCCGTGAACGCGGTGGTACATGATGGTGGCGTTAGCCAAGCACACCATAAGGTGTTCTACTACGTCTTCAGGGGTGTCGGGGTGATGGTCCATGATTTACCTTTCAGTACTCCACCCTTATTGTATCATAAGGGGTCAAGGATTTGTGGGGGCGGTAGGACTCGAACCTACGGAGCCGAAAGGCGTCAGATTTACAGTCTGATGTAATTGCCGCTATACGACACCCCCGTCAAATTTTTTAGGCTGCCTCCACGGCAAGGGCAACCCGAATAGCTGAAGCGCAACGGCGAGCCTGGTCTATGTCCTTGAACTCTGCAACCTCGATTTGAGTCATGTTGTAATCAAAGGTGTCAATGGTGGACTTCGAAATTACAACCGTGTAGGTTTCGCTGGTCGGCATAACCTTCTCGTTGTAGGGACGGGTGTCTTCGCTGCTACGGTCAAACTTCGGCTTACCAAGCACATAGACAGAAATCTTCATTAGAGTTCGATGTCCTCTTCGAACGAATCGTCAAAGTCATCTTCGGGGATACTTGAGATAAACATCTCGGTCAATCCCTTGGCTCGAGCAATTGCTTCGGCGGAGTCCTCAAGAAGGTCCACAACGGCAATGCCCTCGTCGGTTTGAAGAATGATGGCATAGCCTTTGTCGGTCTCAATAACGGTTACCGTAAGAGTGCCTTCCGACATTTCAATTGGCTCAACATACAGAGGTTCTTCTGAGGTAACGTTGATGACGAACTCTTCGTTGGTGGTGGGTTGTTCTTCCATGATTCCTCCGGTTAGGTCGCTGCTCGGGGAGGACTCGAACCTCCAACCAACGCATTAACAGTGCGCTGCTCTGCCATTGAGCTACCGAGCAGGGGCGCTACTTCTTCTTGGGGGTAGCTTTCTTGGCGGCGGGGGCTGCGGGCTTCTTGGCCGCGGGCTTCTTAGCTGCTGGCTTCTGAGGAGCCTGCTTCTTCAAAGCGTTTTCGGCCGAGGTGACACGCTGGTCGACTGCTGCCGAGAACTTTGCAAACTTGCTGTGAAGTAGGTCAAGCTCTTCGTAGACATCGTTAATGAGAGTGTCGGCCATGTCGCTGGCAACACTGTTGCGCTTTGACATGGCATTACCGCCAGCTGCACCGCCAAGGACTCCGATAACAGCTGAGACAATGCTCAGAATGAGTTGGGTGGTTGTCATTTGTTCCTCCGATTTAAGGGTAGCGTCAGTGTAGCAGTTGTAAATCAACTCGTCAACACGCGAAGCAGCAGAATTCTGAGCTAGTATATATCTATCTTATATATATACATATACGGGTGGCAACCAGTTGCCAGGCTCATCATCAGGGAAAATATTTATAACACCTGGTCGGAGGGTGGCAATCTGTTACCACCCTAAGCCTTGCTTTTTTTGCGACGCGGTGTACACTTTTCACATGGCCAACAAAGAGCAAGAACGACTTCAAGCGATTGTTGAACGCCTATCAATTCTTTACGGCCTCGAGGGCATCAACCCCATGCTCGTCGACATGCTGAATCATTTAACGCTCGATGTGGAATGGCTGTGTGGTAGACTACAGACAGCCTGGGCCACGGTCGAGGCGTATCAAAATGAAATTAGAGGAATGTACAACGATGATTAACTTTCTGCTGATTGGCTACCTAGCCATCACGCTCCTTTGGGGCATTCGACTCTTTGTGGTCGCTAATCGTTTTGCCCGTTCAGTTAGCAACGAAATTAAGCTTGGCAAGTTTGCTCAGTTTTTGGTTGTTGACTCCTTTCTCTGGCCCTGGACAATTTTGTGGCATGGCCTGAAGAAGACCATCGAAGAGATGGAACTCAAGTAATGCTTAAGCCCTTGGTCGTTGGGCTTTGCGGATTCGCCCAATCAGGAAAAGATACCCTTGCATCGCTTCTCGTAGAGCAGCGCGGGTATGAGCGCCGCGCTTTTGCCGACATTATGCGAGAGATGTTGCTACGGATTAACCCCCTTGTCCTAGGCAGCCCCACTGAGGGTGCTTTTTACCCAACGCGACTTAGCCGTCTCGTTAGGGATAACGGCTGGGATGGAGCCAAGCAAATCGACGAGGTCAGGGCACTACTCCAGCGCCTCGGCACCGAAGCTGGACGCGAACTTCTTGGCGAAAACGTTTGGGTAGATGCTCTTTTCTCTAAACCGCTTTACAGTCCGCTTGTAATTAGCGACGTTCGCTTTCCCAATGAAGCAGAACGCATTCACAACGAGGGTGGCTTCATAGTTCGCATTGTTCGTGATGGTGTTACCCCGCCGAACGCGCACATTTCCGAAGTTGCCTACTCTGAGCAAGATTTTACCATCTACAACAATGGCGCACCTGAAGACATGTTGCTTGATTACGAAGAATGCATAAACCAATGGTTTAATGAGTATGGCACAGAAGGACTCTAGTGGAGCGGGAGATTTTTATGCACGGTGAATGTGGTAAGTGCGGCGCTTTTTGCACTGAGCCAATTGTCGTTACCGAGCAGGTTTACGACAGCACGTTAAAACGCTGGAACGAAAGCCGCCGCACGGTGACAGCCAACATCTCAACAATTTATGTCAAACTTACGCCAACAGCAAACTGCCTGTGCGGCAGAACAGATGGTCGAGAACACCTCCACCGCAAGTGCACTGTCTGCGGTTTTTACTGGTCTGAAGAGACCATCGAATCGCTGGTCAACGGCAATGAGTAAAGCCCGTGCTAAAGGAACCAATTTTGAGACGGCGGTTGTCAACTTTCTTCAAGTCAATGGCTTTGAGGATGCTGAGCGCTGGGGGAGTATGAACAACGCTTTGGGCGACCTGCGCAACACACCGCTTGTTCTCGAATGCAAAAATCATAAGAAGATGGAGCTTGCCGAATGGTGCAAGCAGGCCGAAGCCGCCGCTAAAAAGGTGGGCAAGTTATGGGCCGTTGTTCACCACCGCCCCCGCAAAAACGTTCGTGAAGCCTATGTCACGCAGTCGCTGGAACAGTGGACCGTTATGATGAAGGCATACAGGTACTGCCAGGATAATAATATCAACCTGGATATTTGACAAGTCTCATTTTTTGTGCAAACATATTCCTAGTACAGAACGAGGACCGTAATGGAAAAAAAGCTTAACCGACAATCGACGCAGAGGCTCAAGCGACTGCAGGCGAGTGTTGACCACCTCCAGACGATGGTCAACCGCATCAACATGAATGAGCTAAAGGAGCTCATTCGCCGAGATGAAATCTCCGTTGATGATTATGCAAGTTTTGGTGGAGGTTCCATTGTTTTCGTCGGACGCCGCAACGCCAATTTCGGTAGTCCCGTGGAAAATGCTGTTATGGCGAAGATGTCTGGTCGCTCCCTAAAAGACCCACTTAGAGAGGCGATGCGCTCGGTTGAAGAAATGATTCTTTCTGCCGAGGCTCAAATGTTCCAAGCACAGCAAATCCTGCTCGCAATTAACAAGCCGGAAAAAGCAGAAAAAGAGCGCCGTTCCGCGAGCCCGTGTGATGTCTGCATGGTTTTGCCCAGCATGAAAACAGGAATGTGTCCCGAATGCTATTCGGAGTGGGCAGCCGCCGGTTGCCCCGACAGAACTCGCTGGGTGGCGTACAAACGTCACCTCACCAACTCTGAAGGCATTATTCTTGTTGCTGAGCAACCACTAGGTCGACACACACCAAATACTTGACAAATGTCAGAAATGGTGTATTCTTATGGTATACGATAGGGAATCGAATGCACCGAGCGAGAAGGAATTCCGCGACCTCGGCATCGACGAAGCGCAGATTATTTTGATTAGACGACTTCCTCCTTTTGCGCAATGGGAAATCTACGACGAGTACATTCGTCGTCTGATGTCAAGCCATGAATCAGACCTCTACGACTGGTAGGACACAATGCCGCAGGACTGGAATGACGAATTCGAAGACCTCGTTTCTAGCCTGACCAACTTGGTCGGAGAAAACGAAATTGAGGCACGCCGAGTTATGGGTGACGAACAATACGACAAAGTCGTTAATCACCTTGAGCGGTCGGCTGAGCTTGCCATCCTGAAGGATGAGGCTCAAATCAAATACCTTTCCGTGCTAAGCGGACTCCACGGAGTCTTTTCTATCTCCCTAGTTTTTTCTTGCGTAATGGCTTTAGCCTGGTCCATTTACTACTGGGTTAGCTAATGACCAATTTTGCCGAGTTTATCTCCAACTCCGTCGTACCTCCTTCGGTCGATGCTTTTGGCAAACTCGAGTACACTCCGACCGCTCGTCAAGAGGCTTTTCACGAAGCATCACGCGAACGCATTAACGCCATCCTTTACGGTGGTGCGGCCGGTGGTGGTAAGTCGTGTGCATTTATCATGGACGCTATCTGGCACGCTGCCAATATCCCTGGCATCAAAATCGGATGTTTCCGACGTTCGTATCCTGAGCTCGAGGAGTCATTTCTCGCGGAACTTGCCAAGCGCAACTACGCTAGAGACCTTGGCGCCAAGTGGAACAACACCAATAAGGTGCTCAAGTTCCCTAACGGCTCAATTATTAATTTCTCTTATGCTGAGAACCTTGTTGACGCGTCTCGAATCCTTGGTGGTGAATACCAAGCGTTCTACATTGACGAAGCAAGTCTCATGCTCCCAGCTGTTATCCAGCACATCGAAGAACGCCTTCGTTCGGGTAACAAGTTGGTTCCGGTCATTGGCCTTCGGCTTGCCACCAACCCTGGCGGCGTGGGTCACAAGTACCTGAAAGACCGCTTCATCAATCCGACGAAGCGTGGAAAAATCGTTTATACCGAGACGGTTGGCGACACCAATCTGACTCGGTCAGTAGCATTTATCCCAGCAAAAGCAACCGACAACCCTCACATCAATGAAGGGTACCAAGCGGTTCTTGAATCCATTCCGGACCCAGCTCGCCGTGCAGCAATGCGAGACGGAGACTGGGACGCAATGGTCGGGCAGTTCTTTGAGCAGTGGAATTACACAAAGCATGTGGTTCCATCGT